AGAGAACTATCTTGAAGTACATAACTGGTTAAGAGGACTTGGTTATCCAGAATCGATTGCAGAATTTGGGAATCTTAAGAATGAAGATAAGTATATACAAGATCCTAGTGGTAGATCACCATACAATGAATATTCTGATGCGAGTCTTTTAGTTTATAACAGCAACTTTAATGTGATCGCAAAGGTTAATTTTAGAGATACTTTTCCTGTTGGATTGTCTGCAATTAAGTTTGATGCAACACAGGATGATGTCAAATATGTTATGGCCGAGGCGACCTTTAAGTATTCTATATACAATATAGAAGTTACTACTTAATTTATGAACATTGATGAAATTCAAACATTATGGAACGAAGATTCAAAACTAGACGAGGATAACTTACATTCTGAGTCAACAAAAATTCCCTCATTACATGCCAAGTATCATCACATTTTAAATAAATTAATTCTCCTTAAAAAAATGGAGGAGACTAAATTTAAAATATCTAAAAAGGAAAAGTGGCAGTATTATACAGGTAAAGCAGATCCAGAAATTTATATCGACAAACCATTTGATTATAAAGTCTTAAGGCAAGATGTCGATAAGTACATGGATGCTGATCCAGATTTAATTAAAATCTCTTCTAAAATAGAATACTTTCAGGTAATGATTAATTACTTAGATAGTATTTTGAAAACAATAAACAATCGCACATATCAAATTAAAAATGCGGTTGAGTGGCAGAAATTCATTAGAGGATATGACTGATATTACTATCAAAAAGAAAAATGAAGTATATGTGACTGTAAAGGCAGAACCAGCAATCTGTCAGGAACTATCAGATCTTTTCACATTTGATGTTCCAGGTGCTAAGTTTATGCCACAGTATCGTAGCAAATACTGGGATGGTAAGATAAGATTGTTCTCTCCTGCAACTGGAGAAGTCTATGGAGGTCTTGTAGATAAGATTGTTAATTGGGCAAGAAAGTCAGAGTATAGTTTAGAGTTTGAAAATAATAAACACTATGGTACACCATTTGAAGAGAATGAAATAATAAGTCGAGAAGGAGTCAAGGAGTATATGACTCGCATATCAAAATATAAACCAAGAGATTATCAGATTGATGCTGTATATGATGCATTAAAATACAATCGTAAACTTTTAATATCACCAACTGCATCTGGTAAGTCAATGATGATTTATGCTGTAGTCAGATATTTTGTAGAAACTAAGAAAAAAGTATTATTAATTGTTCCTACTACATCACTTGTGGAACAGATGTATAAGGATTTTGAGGATTATGGTTGGAATGCGGATCAATACTGTCATCGAATATATTCAGGAAAGGAGAAAACGAATGAGAATTCTGTTACTATCACTACATGGCAGTCTGTATATAAATTAAAAAGACCATTTTTTAAAGATTTTGATGTTGCGATTGGTGATGAAGCACATTTATTTAAGTCTAAGTCCCTTGTAAGCATCATGACAAAGATGGATAGTGCCAAGTATAGATATGGGTTTACTGGTACTTTAGATGGATCACAGACTCATAAATGGGTATTGGAAGGACTGTTTGGACCTTCATACAAAGTAACTCAAACAAAAGAACTGATTGATAAAGGACATCTTTCTAAGTTGCAAATTAGAGTTTTAATACTCAAACATACAGATCAAAAGTTTGACACATATGAAGATGAACTACAATACATCATAGGACACTCAAAAAGAAATAGATTTATCCGTAATCTTGTTTTAGATTTAAAAGGTAATAGTTTGATATTGTTTAGTCGGGTTGCAACACATGGTCAAATACTATTTGATTCTATAAATAGTTCTGTCCAAGGTAATAGAAAAGTATTCTATGTTCACGGAGGAGTCGAAGCACAAGAAAGAGAACGTATCAGGGAAATTACAGAGCAGGAACGAGATGCAATCATTGTTGCCTCTTACGGGACCTTCTCAACTGGAATTAACATTAAAAACCTTCATAACGTCATCTTTGCTTCCCCATCAAAATCTCGAATACGAAATCTACAATCAATAGGGAGAGTACTCAGAACAGGAGACAACAAAAAGAAAGCAGTATTATATGATATTGCAGATGATATCTCTTACAAATCTCGAAAAAATTACACTCTGAATCATTTAGTAGAAAGAGTTAAAATATATAATGAAGAGAAATTCAATTATGAAATTATACAAATTAATTTAAGGAACAATGGATAAAGAAGAATTTCACGCAGTAATAAAATTGGTATCAGGGGAAGAGATATTCGCCAAAGTTTGTCCATGCGAAGAAGAAGATAAAACAATATTAATTTTAGATTGTCCTGTAACTTTTGAAAATATTATAATACGTCAGATTGGTGTGAGTGCTGTGAGAATAAATCCGTGGTTGAAAATCTCGGATGACCCCACAGTGGTTATGAATATGGATAAAGTCATCACAATGACTGAAGTGCATGACAAACACTTAATTAAAGTGTATAATAGGTATCTAAACGAAAAGGATCAGATTAGTAATCGAACTGATATTAATGAAAATATGGGTTTCTTATCTTCTGTATCTGATGCTAGAGTATTCTTAGAGAAGCTATATAAGTCTAGTTAACCTTTGAACCCTTACAGAGTTATTATACACCAATTATAGCACCTTGTCAAGTACCCTAAAAAATGGTATAATAGTAGTATCTAAAAGAGGACGGTAATGAAATGGTCAGAGGAAAACGTAAGTCAGAACATTATGTCAATAATAAAGAATTCCTAGAAGCATTAGTCATCTATCGTGCTCAGTGTGCGAGAGCAGAAGAAGCAGGTGAATCCAGACCTCGTATTACAAACTATCTTGGTTCATGTTTCCTAAAGATAGCAACACACTTATCATATAAACCAAATTTTGTTAACTATATGTTTCGTGAGGACATGATATCAGATGGTATTGAAAACTGTGTTCAGTATATCAAAAACTTCAATCCAGAAAAGTCTTCTAATCCTTTTGCTTATTTCACTCAAATAATTCATTATGCTTTCCTTCGTAGAATACAAAAAGAAAAAAGACAGATGGATATTAGATCTAAGATTATAGAAAGATCTGGTTTTGAAGAAGTCATGTCTGGTGATGGAGATGTTTACAGTTCCTCAGATTATAATTCAATCAAAGAAAATATACAAAACAAACAATATTCATGAAGATTGCTTTAATTACCGATACTCATTTCGGTGCAAGAAAAGCAAATGTCGCTTTTCATGAGTACTTTAAAAAGTTCTATGATGATATATTCTTTCCTACTATTAAAGAAAGAAACATTAAAAATGTAATTCATCTTGGAGACTCTTTTGATAACCGTAAAAACGTTGATTTTTGGGCACTCGATTGGGCAAAAGAAGTTGTTTACGATAGATTAGCACAGTATAATACTAAGGTTTATACTATCGTAGGCAATCATGATGTGTATTTTAAAAACACAAATGAAATAAATGCGATTGATTCTTTACTTACTTCTTACAACAATATAAAACATTATTCATCCGCAACTGAAGTTGATATTGATGGATTTAAAACTCTTTTAATGCCTTGGATATGCCAAGATAATTACAAAGAGTCAATGAATACAATTAAAAATTCTAAATCAAAAGTAGCATTTGGACATTTAGAGTTAAATGGGTTTTCTTTATTTCCAGGTATTGTTCAAACAAATGCCTTTATGGGATTGAATCCATCATACTTTCAACATTTTGATGTAGTTTTCTCTGGTCACTATCATACTAGATCAAATGACGGAAAGATATTTTATCTTGGAAATCCATATCAGATGTATTGGAATGATGTAGATGATCCAAGAGGATTTCATATTTTTGATACTGAAACATTTAAATTAGAATTTATTCAGAATCCTCATACTATGTTTGAAAAAATATATTATGATGATACAGATGTAGAGTCATTTGATGCAGAAAATTTAAAAGATAAAATTGTTAAAGTTATTGTTCGTAACAAATCTAGTCAACTTCAGTTTGATAGGTATATTGATAAAATTAATAAATCAGGTTGTGTTGATCTTAAAGTTGTTGAAAACTTTGAAATAGATGATGATGACGTTGAATTTTCACAGGAAGAATGTGAAAATACATTGACGTTATTAAATAAATATATTGAAGACTCTGATTTTGATTTGGATAAAACTATTGTGATGGATATCATGCAGGACGTTTATCGAGAAGCATGTGAGTTTCAGTAATGTACATACTAACAATCAAAGGACAAGAACAAGAAGGTGCTTATGCAGTATCAGATGATGATGGTGAAAGGTCACTATACTTATTTGAAGAGGAAGATGATGCTTTGAGATATGGTGGTTTGTTGGAAGCAGAAGATTATCCACCTATGGATGTTGTGGAAATCCCAAATGAGCTTGCCATTCAGACCTGTATGGTGTATAATTATAAGTATGTAATTATCACTGAAGATGACTTTGTAATTCCACCAAGAGAGAATGATAATATTCAAAAAGATTAAATGGAAAAATTTTCTTTCTACTGGTAATAACTGGTCTGAGATTGATTTTATTGGTTCACCTACTACGTTAGTAGTTGGACATAATGGTTCCGGTAAATCTACTATGTTAGATGCGTTATCATTTGCTTTGTTTGGCAAGGCTCATAGAAACATATCTAAATCGCAGCTTGTTAATTCTATTAATAATAAAGGCTGCAAAGTAATAGTAGAATTTAACGTACTAGGTTCAGATTTCAAAGTAGTGAGAGGTATAAAACCTAACATCTTTGAGATTTGGAAAGGTGATGTGATGATGAATCAGAATTCGCACGCCAAAGAGTACCAGAAGGTCCTCGAGAGCAATATCCTGAAACTCAATCATAAGAGTTTTCATCAGATTGTTGTGCTAGGGTCCTCCTCCTTCATTCCCTTCATGCAACTCTCAGCACAGCACAGGAGAGATGTAATTGAGGATCTTCTGGACATTAATGTATTCAGTAAAA